TGTCCTGCCTGCATACAAAAAACAAAGGAGAGGATAGAAGATGTCAATAGTAGCAAGAATAGACAAGAAAAGTCTAATGATGATTCTTGATGGAGGAGTCGGCGAGGAACACTCAGTCGTTATCAAATTTTATGCGCCTCATTGTCAATATTGTCTTAATTTGGCCGATTACTATAAAGAAATTGCCAATTCATATAATGATGTGCTATTTTATGCTTTTAATATGGAGGATGACAATGGCGAGTTGGAACAAAAATATGGATTTTATGGAATTCCAACGCTCTTTCATATAAAGACAGGAGGCAAGAAGACCAAGGTTACTCTTATGCCTGACCCTGACGATCCAAATGAACATACATGGTATCGCACAAATGATATCAAAGAATTTATTGACAAACACAAATAGGAGAAAAAATGTCGTTAAAGAATCTTGAAGCCGCACTAATGCAACTAAGTGCAAAGGCAACGGAGCATTACGCTGCAATCGAGCTTATAATCAATAATCCAGTTGCAATTTCTGAGCACACCAATCATGTTGATGAAATTATTCGGCGCGCAAAGCATATGGCCGAATGCGAAGAGGCATATGCTTCGCTGCATAAGCACTTCATTCAGGCCGCACAAGAAGACACCGATGCAGCAGCAGAGCAATAAAATGCTTGAAGCGTTAACCTATGATGATGTATTGCTGCAGCCACAATACTCAGAGATTCGCTCACGCGGCGATATAGACACTAGCACTGACCTGGGCAAGCTTATCAATTTAGGCATGCCTATTATTTCGTCACCAATGGATACGATTACCGGTGGACGGATGGCAGCTGCCATGACGCGACACGGAGGCCTGGGTATTGTTCATCGTTATAATACGGCAGAAGAGCAGATGTTGGAAATTATCAAAGCATATGAAAACAGCAACAACAAAATTATCGTTGGCGCCGCTGTTGGCACATCGGGTGATTATTTAGACCGCGCGCGCAGCCTTATAAGCGCAGGTGTTAATTTAATTTGTGTTGATGTTGCCCACGGACACCATGTTTTAATGAAAGAGGCGTTATATAATTTGAGAAAAATGGCACCTAATCTTCATATTATGGCCGGCAACGTAGCTACGTTGGAGGGCGTTAACGATCTCGCCGATTGGGGCGCAGACTCTATTCGTTGCAATATTGGGGGTGGCTCAATTTGCTCTACAAGAACACAAACTGGCCATGGCCTTCCGGGCCTTCAAACTATTTTTGAATGTTCAAAGACTGACCGCGATGTGAAAATTATCGCCGATGGCGGAATCCGAAACTCTGGCGACATTGTAAAGGCGCTTGCCGCCGGCGCAGATGCTGTGATGTGTGGATCTCTTTTCGCCGGCACAAGTCAAACTCCTGGCAAAGTTTTCGAGGGAACTAATGGCGCAAAGTATAAAGTTTATAGAGGAATGGCTTCGAAAGAAGCACAGATTGAATGGCGCGGCAAATACTCTTCTTTCGAAGGCATATCAAGCCGCGCACCATATCGTGGCGATGTTCGCTTTATTCTGGAAGATCTTGAGCGCGGGATCCGCAGCGGGCTTTCCTATTCCGGCGCGCATAACCTCATAGATCTACAACGAAAGGCAAAATTTGTGCGTCAGACAACTGCTGGTTTGGGCGAAAGCATGACTCATATTAACACGAGGAAATGGTAATGTCGGAGAATTTCGATAACTATGGAAAGGATCGAAAAAGGTTGATATTTAATATAGCCGATCACGATCATGCTAAGTTAATTGTTCGTTTACGTCACAATTCACTAACACAAGCTGAATTCTTTAGGGCAGTTATCGATGGGGTTAATACGGGCGATCACAACATCTGTGCGTTCATTGAAGATTATCTTGCGGCAAAACAAAAATTAAGTAAACAAAAAATTAAAAAATCTCGACAAATTCGCGAACAGGGCGAACAGTTGATTGAAGACTTTGCTCTAACTGATAATGAGGTAGGGGACATTTTTGACTTAATCGCCGACGATCACCCAGACCTATGAAAAAAGATGGCCTATTTGCATGTGCGCGTAAATGCATGAAAGAGCGAAAATGCTGCAACACATTGGAATGCCGGCATTATATTGAATACCCGGCTGACTACAATTGCACTTTGGTGGCTGTTTATGAAAATGGCCCAATGACGCTAAGGGAAGTTGCAAAGAGATTAAGCATATCTTTTGCGAGAGTAAAGCAGATAGAACAAAAGGCACTTAACAAAATGAAGAAGAACACACTCATATCTTAAAATATTTTGTGTTCTTTATTGATTTTCACTACTATTTAATGTTGAGTTTTACTTTAAGGAGATTTACTATGGCTCGAAAAACACTTTTAACTGAGGCTCAGATTCGAAGCTTCATAAAGCTTGCTAACATCGGCCCTGTTGGCGACACCAAGTTGCAAGAATGGTACGATGAGGGTCTTGAGGAACAGGAAGAAGAGGAAGAGCTAGAAATGGATGATGAAGAAGAGCCCGAGCGGGTGGGCCATGGCGGCGGCCTGCCGGACATGGACGCAGAGCTTGGCGGCGACGAAATGGAAATGGATGCAGAGCTTGGCGACGACGAGATGGATATGGATGCAGAGCTTGGCGCCCCTGACGAACTAGATGTGGGCCCAGGTGGCGACAAAGAGTCCGAATTCATGGATCTTGTACAACAGTTGGCTGATATGGTTGGCGTTGAGGTAGACATGGAAGGTGGCGCCGAAGGCGAAGAAGAAATGGGAGCCGATCTTGAAGGAGGTGAGGAAGCAGAAGAAGAGCTACCCCCCATGCCCGGAGAAGAAGAAGCTGGAATGGAAGCTGGAATGGAAGCCGGCGAGGAAGAAGAGGAAGAGGAACTCCCCGGGATGCGCGACAGCATGTACGAAAACACTGACAAGGTTGTCAACGAAGTTGCTCGTCGCGTTGCCGGCCGGCTAGCCAGCGAGAACAAAAAGACCAAGATGGTTAATGACTTGGCCGAAAGAATATTTAACCGCCTTACAACAAAGTAAAGTAAAACTTGACAAATCAAACGCAAACCATTATGATAACCATCAGAGATCTCTGATGGTTATTTTTTTGAGGAAGTTATGGGCATTGAACAATATGCAATATACCTGTTAATTTTTACATTCGGCTATGTTACGAGCCGCACATTTTATTTTTTTAGTAGTGTGCGACACTCAATTAGAACGCTAAAAATAATGCATGTGGTTGCATTGTCTATGTTGCTCAATTGTATTCAGGAATACGCGTACGTTGGGGCTAAAAAATTAGCTACATTAGAAAAATGTGGCGTGCTTCCTAGTGATAGAATATATAAGAATGCCGAGACCGCCCATGAAGAGATTGTTGATTCTTTTAAGAGGCGTAGTATCGCCTCGCTAATAGCGCTACACCCACAAGTTTTTAGGCCGATTTTACAGTTTGAGGATTGGAACTCGGCCATGGAATATCTGGAAAAAAACAAAAAAATTGTTAAATTGTTTTTAGCATGAAGAGAACTATGTTTAATAAAATTAAGAAGAAGATTTTAGACGCTGTGACTAAAAAATTATCAGCGCCGCCGAAGGACCCAGAGGATAAGGTAGAGAAGATTGTTTTAGTTGATCCATCTGCACTCGTCGCGCCAGAGGAGGAACCCGATATGAGAATCATCGGGCTCTTTACCGATGTTCAAGAAGAAAAAGTTGCTGAAATTGTACAAGCGCTTCTTTATCTAAATGAGGTAAACAAGAACGAAGAGAAACAGGAAGATCGTCAGCCAATTGAATTTTACATTTCAACTTATGGAGGCTCAGCCGATGACATGTTCGCTCTATACGACGTCATGAATCTTGTGAGAGAAGAAACTGAAATTCACACCATTGGCGTGGGGAAGGTTATGTCTGCCGGCGTTTTATTGTTGGCCGGTGGCACGCCCGGTAAACGAAAAATTGGCAAAAATTGCCGCGTAATGATCCACAATGTGAGCGCCGGCGCTGCCGGCTCACTGCCAAATTTGGCAATAGAGCTTGAAGCAATTCAGCAGTTGCAAGAGGATTATGTTAATGCCTTGGTGTCGTGCACAAAGCTAACTCAGAAAAAACTTACAAAAATGCTAAATGAAAAAGTTAATATTTATCTTGATGCCGAAGAAGCAGTGCGGCTTGGAATTGCTGATATTATTATATAAATAGATTGACAATCTTTTGATAATGAGTTATAATTATAATGTATGCATGAGGTGTAAATGAGTAGAGCATATGATAGCAGGAATTCTCTGCAGCAAAAAATTATGAATGGGGCAAACACTCTTGTTGACAATGTTGCTTCCACACTCGGTCCCCGCGGCCGCAATGTTTTGCTGCAAGAAGCAGGCAAGGGCCCTTTTATTACCAAGGACGGTGTGACAGTTGCGCATTTTGTGCAGCTAGAGGATCCATTTGAAAATGCGTCTGCGCAGATTATTAAGCAAGCTGCAATTGAAACGAATAATGAAGCCGGCGACGGCACTACAACTGCAACAGTCTTGGCGCGCGCCATATTACGAGAATCACAAAGATATATTGCTTCTGGCGCGTCCCCGATTGAATTACAAAGAGGTATTGATGCAACAGTTAAAGAAATCACAAAAAATCTTACAAATATGGCAATCCCGGTTAAAAATGCTGAAGACATCACTCATATTGCCGCTATCTCAGCCAATAACGATGCTGCTATTGGAGGGCTTATTGCTCTTGCTGTTGATCGCGTGGGCGAAGACGGATCTATTACAATAGAGGAGTCTCGTTCTTTAGAGACGTCCATAGATGTTACCGAAGGATTTAAAATTGAATCCGGATACTGTGCTGCAGCCTTTATTACAGATGATCGGCGCTCAGTCATGAACTATGAGGAACCACTTTTCCTGATAACAGACCATAAGATATCACAGGTAGAACCAATATTGCCGATTCTAGAAATGATTGCACGGGAAGGCCGCCCCCTTATTATTGTCGCAGAGGATATCGAAGGACAAGCATTGGCAGCCTTGATTATGAATGCAATACGAGGTACCTTAAAGATTGCTGCCGTTAAGGCGCCTTATTATGGCGAAGAAAGAAGAAATCTATTAAGCGATCTCGCATTGTCAGTTGGAGCTACGTTGATAGCGAGAGAAGAGGGCAAAAAATTGCAAGAGATAGAGCTTTCAGATCTTGGAACGGCCAAGCTTGTTGAAAGCAACAAATACTCGACCGTAATCGTGGGCGGCAAATGTGACTTTAAGGCCATTGATGAGCGCATAGAGGCTTTAAAAAATCAAATCAAACAAACCTCTTCGATTCAAGATTGCGAACAATTACAGGCGCGCGTTGTGCGCTTGTCTTCGGGTGTCGCGGTCATCTCAGTAGGAGGTTCTACCGAAGTTGAAATGACCGAACGCAAGCACCGCATTGAGGATGCCCTGGAGGCAGTAAGATCCGCCCAGGAAGAGGGTATCGTTGGCGGAGGTGGTGTTGCGCTCATTGAGGCAACA